AGGTTGTGAAGAATGAACCCTTATGATAAGTTATTACACAGGAAAAGAAAGTGGACTCCCGTTAAGCCCACGAAAGGAAAACTCATGGAAGGAAGTGAGGAAGCCATCTACCGTGCTCTTGCAATACGGCATATGGAGCTTCCTGTTGGTTCCTTTATTACGGAAACCCTTAGCAAAGAGGTTCCCGATACTGCTAGAGTACTGCTCGAATCAAACGTAAAGGATGAGGAGAGACATGACCTAGCTCTTGGCTACGTTGCTGATGTCCACGGACTAGACAAGAAAGCTGAGAAAGAGGCAAAGCTACTACGTGATGCGTGGATAGCTCACCCTGACCACACTATACTAAAAGCCTTGGTAGCTGAACGTGCTGTATTCTTTGTTATTTTACCTTTCAATCGCTTTTGTGGCGATGCTGCTCTTAGGACAGTATCGGCTGATATTTCCAGAGATGAGCAAATTCATGTCGCTTGCAACAGTTTGGTTTGTGCTGATATGGGTCTACGCCCTAGCTCTTCTTTGGACAAACTTAGGAAAGCTACAATTAATTGGATTTTTGAACCATTGGCTGACATAGCCCCTAACAAATATCTAAGCAGAAAATTTTGGACAGATTCAAGTGATCGTCTAATGTACGAAGGCAAAGCTCCACAGCTTGCCGACACTAAGCGAGCCCGCATGCCCGCATTTTTTGAACATGCAAACACCAACTTACCCAAGTACGCTTGACTGGGGACGCATTGAGAAGATCGTAGATGAACTCGATGAGCAGTTTCCAGACAAGTTTCCAGACCACACACTATCAGAAAAAGAAATATCTTTTAGGGCTGGTCAACTATCAATTATAAGATTATTAAAACTAAAACTTAAAGGAGAATAATTATGTGTATAGGCGGTTTATTTGGCGGTAGGAGAAGCACTCCTGCCCCTCCAACCCCAGCCCCACCAACCACTCCTCCACCCCCAATGCCAGTACAACAGGCTCCTACACCAATGCCAGAAGCTCCAACTCCAGCTCCTGTAACAGAAGATGAAACAAAGAGAAAGGCAAAGGTAAGGACTACTAAACGTAGAAAGACAGGTAGAGGACAGCAAGGTACTACAAGACTACAAACTAAGAAACCAGAATCTGGTGGACTAAGAGGTATCACTACAGGAACTGGTACTAATACTGGTGGTGGCGGTGGTGCTGGAGGTAGTTACGGATGAAGAACGCACGGCAACGATACAATGAGTTATCGAGTCACCGTGAACAATTCTTAGATGTTGCTTATGATTGTGCAGAGCTAACCATACCTACACTACTAATGCGTAATGAGGGTGATGCTTTGTATCAGAGCTTTCAAACACCTTGGCAGTCAGTCGGAGCTAAAGGAGTTACAACGCTGAGTTCAAAACTCATGCTAGGACTCCTACCTCCGTCTACTAGCTTTTTCAAATTACAACTAGATGATTCTAAGCTAGGTGTAGAGATACCTCCAGAAGCAAAGAGTGAGTTAGATCTTACATTTGCAAAAATAGAACGCATGATAATGGAGAGCATTGCAGCTTCCACAGATAGGGTTCAAATATTTGCAGCATTAAAACATTTAGTTGTTACAGGAAATGCTCTAGTCTACATGGCACAGGACGGTATGAAAGTATACCCTCTCAATCGTTACGTAGTTGAACGTGATGGTAATGGGTCAGTAGTTGAGATAGTAACTAAAGAGAGAGTTAGTAAAAAATTACTAGGTTTAGCAGAACTTAGTGATGGCCCTAACGATGATGAGAAAGGTGACTACAAAGGTACAAAAGATGTAGATGTATATACATGTGTTAAATTAAATGATAACGGATGGCGTTGGCATCAAGAAGCTAACGATACCATACTACCAGATAGCGTAGGTAAAGCTCCAAAGGATAAAACTCCTTGGCTCCCTCTTAGGTTTGTAACTGTTGATGGAGAAGATTACGGACGTTCTAGAGTAGAAGAGTTCCTTGGAGACTTAAAATCTTTAGAGGCATTGATGCAAGCTATCGTTGAAGGTAGTGCAGCAGCAGCTAAAGTTGTATTCACTGTATCACCTTCTTCTGTAACTAAACCTGCATCACTAGCTAACGCTGGTAATGGAGCTATCATACAAGGTAGACCAGATGATATAGGCGTAGTACAGGTAGGTAAAACTGCTGACTTCCAAACTGCATATCAAATGATTAACATGCTAGAGAAAAGATTAGCTGAGGCTTTTCTTGTCTTATCAGTACGTCAGTCAGAAAGAACTACAGCAGAGGAAGTTAGGATGACACAGATGGAACTAGAAAGACAGCTGGGTGGACTATTTAGTTTACTCACGACAGAGTTTCTCATACCCTACCTCAACCGTAAAATGCACACACTGACCAGATCTAAACAGATACCTAGCATACCTGCTGGGTTAATGAAGCCTACCATAGTAGCAGGTATAAATGCTCTAGGTAGAGGTCAGGACAGAGAAGCATTAGTTCAGTTTATAACAACCGTAGCTCAAACAATGGGGCCAGAGGCTCTAGCTCAATACATGAATCCTGACGAGGCTATCAAACGTCTTGCAGCATCTCAAGGTATTGACATACTTAATCTTGTTAAGAGCATGGATGAGCGTCAAGCTGAACAAGAGCAAGCAATGCAAGCACAGCAAATGCAGTCACTGACTGACCAAGCTGGACAACTAGCTAACGCTCCAATGCTTGACCCAGCTAAAAACCCAGAAGCCCTTGAGGGCATGAAACAAGCACTACAACCACAGTAATTATGGCAGAAACAATCCGCTACGACACCTCAGAAGATCCTGCAGTAGCACAAGAACAAGCTGAAAGAGATGCAAAGAATCTAGCTATAGGTGAAGATCTTATGCAAAAGCAAGATAAAATGCTTGCTGGTAAATATAAGAGTGCCGAAGAGTTAGAGTCAGCATATCTTGAACTACAGAAGAAACTAGGTGACGCACCTGCAGAACAAGCAGAACCAGAATCAGAACCAGAGTATGAACTGTATACAGAAGATGGCAGTGTCAATTATGATACGGCTAACGAACTGTATGGAGAACAACTAGGTAATTTATTTAAGGATAATAGTATTGACCCGTTTGCAATGAGCAAACACTTTGAAGAGAACAACGGTACGTTGAACGATGAGATGTATGGTCAACTTGCTAAGGCTGGACTTAGTAAAGATATTGTCAACAACTACTTAAATGGATTAAGAGATCAGGTTGGTTTTACTCCTGATACTCCAGAGCCTGTTCTAACGGCACAAGAAGTAGGAGAGATAAAAGGTCTAGCTGGTGGAGATGCTGGCTACGATGCTCTTATGGAGTGGGCTGGTCAGAATCTAGATAAGACAGCACAAGGAGAGTATGATGCTGTACTTGCAACAGCAAATAAAACAGCAATCAAATTTGCAGTCACAGCACTTATGGGACAATACGAAGATTCACAGGGACGTGATTCTAAAATAGTTACTGGCAAGGAGTCATCTACTGAAAACTACAGGAGTATGGCAGAAGTTGTCAGAGACATGAACAAACCAGAATATCAAACTGATGAAGCGTTCAGAGATGATGTCATCAGAAAACTATCCGCATCAAACTTAAAAGTATAGGAGACTATTATGCCCGGACATTACGGAGCCAAAAAAGGCAATGGAGCTAAAAAGCTAATGAAGAAAAACCCTAAGATGCCTCCAAAGGTAGCTAAGGCTATTGCTAAAAACATGAGAAGCAAGAAGAAAAAATAATGGCTCGCAAGAAAGGTGTAAGTCTGTCTTTAGGTCGAGGTGAGAAATCCCGCAAGGGTGGGCTTACAGCTAAAGGCAGAGCAAAATATAATAGAGCTACGGGCTCCAATCTCAAGGCTCCTCAGCCTCAAGGTGGTGCTCGTAAGCGTTCCTTTTGTGCCCGTATGAAGGGTGTTAAAGGGCCAATGAGAAAGAATGGAAAGCCAACCCGTAAAGCGTTGGCACTACGTAGATGGAAATGCTAATGGCACACAAGAAAGGATCTAAGTGTGGCTGTAAACACGGAGGCAAGAAGAAGTAATGGCTAAACTATGTGCCCGTGGAAAGGCTGCAGCAAAAAGAAAGTTCAAGGTATACCCCTCAGCATATGCTAATGCGTATGGTGTAAAGGTATGTAAAGGACAAGTAAAAGCTGGCGGTAAAAGAAAGACCGCTAAAGGATATACTAGAGGAAAAAGATGAGTTTAAGAAGATGGTTTAAAGAGAAGTGGGTGGACGTAAAAACTGGTAAGCCATGTGGCAGACAGAAAGGCGAAAAGCGTAAAGGCTACCCCGCTTGTCGTCCATCTCGCAGAGTCTCCTCTAAAACACCAAAGACTACTAAAGAGATGTCTAGCGGTGAAAAAACAAGATTTAGAAAATCTAAAACAAGTTCACGTAGAATTAACTACAACCACAAACGAAGAAAACGATGACACACCACAACCACGAAGGCGACAAATGGCATGTAGCTGAAGAGCTAAACGGTAGACTAGCTATGCTAGGTTTCGTAATAGCTGTAGGTACATACCTAACAACAGGTCAAATTATACCTGGAATTTTATAGTCCACAAACGCCACGTCCGTTCATCCTTCGGGACGCATGACACCAAAGCATGGAACGGGGCTTTGGTATATGGGAGTTTACCATGACAGTAACTTACGTATATCGTGGCGTTGCTTACACCAAAATTATCAAATGAATGATCGAGCAATTTGGTTCGGTATAATCGGTCTAGCTCTTGTAATGGGTGCTTTAGAATTAAGTCACATTCAAACGCATATGACTGAAAAACGTCCAAATTTACATTATCATAAAGTAGTTCGTTAAGCGACAGTTGGGAGGTGCAATGCCTCCCCTCTACATTTGGTATAAGCCTCTACGGAGACACCTTATGCCGTCTAGACGGTGGGATAGACCACAAATCTCAGTGAGTCCAATTAAGACTCCTATAATTCTAGATCTAGAGACGATACATATAACCTTACAAAATAATGGCACAACAGTCAACAAACAATCCTAG